AGTGATAGTCCCCATTGCTTCCAACCTTCTTGCCATTTACCTTGTGCTAAATAAGCATGAGCAAGGTTCATGTTAGCGTTCTGGTCATTAGGATTAATTTGCAATGCTAGGTTACATACATCTTCTGCGTTTTTCCATTCAGATGTTTGTATAAAGCTAGCTGCTGCATTGCTATATGCTAATGCGTAATTGTTATCTAATTCTGCTGACTTTAGAAAGCATTTGATTGCATCTTCAAAGTTATCTAGTTCATGGTAAGCACGACCTAGTGATGTCCATATAGCTTTGTTGCCTGGACTCTCTTGTAATGCACGTCTAAAGTATTGATAAGCTAATGCTGGTTGGTCACCCATCAAATGGATATAACCCATAAAGTTTAATGTAGCATCGTTATCAGGATAATGTTCTAACGCTTGGTTAATAAGCAATAATGCAGAACTGTAATCTTCACGATTAACTAAATCGTGTATTGCTAATTGAACTCGTTGTAATTCTTGTTTATCCATGATTCTTTGTTGTTGTTTTTAACCAAGGATAGTTTGTGTTTATTTCTTTGAGTAATTCTTTTGTTTGGTCTTTATTGTAGATGTCGATACCTTTTTCTTTTAACTTCATCTCAATAACTGGTGGGATACTAGCATAGTGTACCCATGATTCTTTCATGCCCTTTTTCCATACATCAGGGTCATTTTGTGCTTGCTTTAACTTCTCAACTAATGGTGTGAAGTCTTGCACATTGTGTATCATATGTATGTCATTAACAGGGTCGTAATCGTAATATTGCGTAACACCTGTAATTGGGTCTTTATCAAATAATATTGGCATAATAAAAATAGAGGGATATTTCTATCCCCCTATTGTAACATTAAATGCTATTAAGCACCAACGCCTTGTACTTTAGCATGAGCGTCAGGGTTATTAACCACTAAAGCATATTCTGCTGTCATTAAGTACTTAGTAGAGTCACCAGTTTTAGCTAGTTCTTCTTTTGTGATTGGACGTAAAGATGCTACACCAACATATTGTGGGTCTAAGCATAATACAGCTTCATCACGCATGAATCTGTCTAGTTTAACTGTGTGGTTGCCGTAGTCTGAAACATACACGTCAGCTGCTGCTGTAATGATTGCTTCGTTAGTACCATTAACCATGTGACGTTTCTCTGCAATACCTGCGAAAGCTGAGAAAAGTTTTTTGTTTTTAGAAGACATTAAGATAGTTGTTGGTTCACCACCATCTACCCATGCTGCTTCTAATGCAGATTTTAGGTCTGCTTCAACAAAAGTACCTGCTGTACCATCTGTTGGAGCTGCAACAACGCCTGCTGCGAAGCCAGGTGTAGTAGCTGTAGAAGCTGCTGTTGCTTTGATGCTGTTACCAGCAATCCATGACTCAATACCTGCTGAAGAACGAGCTGTACCTGCACCACCTGCTGATGATGCTTGGTTACGCACTAAAGCAAATTCCATGTCACGTTTAAGTTCTTTACCAGCTTTCATTAACTGATAAGCAACTTCTGATTTACGACCATACTTTTTAACAACATCGTATGTATTAGAGATGTTAACAGTTTTACGAGAAATCTGTGTGTAGTTACCTAATACAGTTGTTGCTGCTAAAGTAGCATATGATGCGTCATCACCTTCAAGCTGAGTGTTAGTAGCTGCTGCTGCTAATACGTCTGTTTGCCATTGGTGATATGTTTGTGCTGCTGTTGATTTTTTAGCCATTGATAACAATGGTGTGTCTTCAGGTGAAATATCATAGATGATATCCTGAAAGTCTTCCGCTAAACCTGCACCGGTATAGCTATTGGTTGCTGAAACTGCCATGATTAAAACTCCTTTAAATCA